TACCTGATGTAACACCCATAGTAGCTGGTGCATATCGGTAAGCACTAACATTATTACCAAACTCTGTTGCACCTTCTGACATTAAAGGCATTCTATCAGTACCCCAAATAACATTCATAGTAGCAAAATTATTAGTCGGAGTATCTGTAGCTTGGTCGGCTGCTGTGATGTTGTTTAAAGTAAAGTCTGTACCACCACTAGCATCGTTACCTAAATTAGAAGAATCTTCAAAATCTAAATAACATCCGTTAGTTCCTACTGATAAATTTGATACATCTTTAGGTATCCATATCCCTGTGTCTTCATCAAACTCTCCTAAGTCTGTAATACTTGCAGCAGTTCCATCAAGCCATAAAACTTCTGCAATATATGCTGACATGGGGTTTGATGAATCAGTATGGTTGTAACCAATAACTTGTTTATCATCTTTCATAAACGCATAATCAAAGTTTTGACTTGGATTACTTGATGATGAAAAAGAAGTTTCTCTAACTCCATTTACATAAAGTTTTAATCTATCTCCTGCTGTTCCACTTGTAGTATCAACAATCATTGCTATATGATACCAAGCTGAAGTATCTCTAAAAACTCTATTTGTTTTTAATTCGTAAGCCGAACCACCACCCCAATAAATAGTATCATCGTGGTTAAATTTTAAAATAGTTCTATCAGATTGGTTATAATCTCCATCTCCAGCAGTAAAAATATAGTCACCACCACCTGAACCTCTATTAACTTCAGTTCGTTTTATCCATCCACTTAAAGTAAAAGTTCTTCTATTTCCTGATGAACCCGGAGTTTTATGTAAATACTCTGTATTGTCTTGTTCTAACTTTAAAGAGTTATCAATATCATACCCAGTAGAAACACTGCCACGATTCATTGTGCGTTGTAAAAAAGCCATATACTATTAAGTTTGTGCTAAGTTCTGTACTCTACCTACTTCTTGCCATACAGAGCCATTGTATCTGAATGAGAAGATATCTGTTTTGTTAGCTGTTGCTGTAACTGTTGGTGCTGTACTTGCAGCAAATTCAAAAACTGTGTTCCATGCTATTGTTCTAGCAGTACCGCCTTGAGCTATCTCTACTGAGATAATTGCTCCTTCAGTAGCGTTAGTAGGTGCAGAGAATGTAGTATTCTCAGTTGTCACATGGTAAGCATTTGACTTAGCAGCAGCATCCCAAGCAATAGCATTTGAACTAGATGTCAAAGCTTGTTGCGTTACGTTAGCTGCAGCAGTTGCTGTAATAGCTGGGGCTGTTGCTGAAGTTGCAAAGGTTACAGCGTTTTCAATTTTAGCACCTGTAACTTGGTCGTCTCCAATGTGTGCAGTATCAATACTACCATCAACATAGTGTTCACTATCAATTGCATCATCGGCTATCTTAGCACCAGTAACTGCATCTGCAGCTATCTTAGCAGTTGAAACTGAGTTATCACTTGGAGTTCCTATTGCGACTTCTTCAGCATTATAGGCTGTAATAACTCTACCATTTGCAGGAGCTTCAGAGAACGTTAAAGTAGTTCCTGAAACACTGTAACTGTTATGTGCTTGGAATACACCATCAATAAACACCATTAAGTTATTTTCACTTGATGGGGCTGAAGACAATGTAAAGGTTGTATCACTACCGTCACCTGCATAGATGTTAGTAGAGAACGAACCACTTCCTCCTCCAATACTACCCCATGAAGTTGTATAACCTTCAAACTCTCCTGTTGTTGAGTTATATCTAAAGTAACCTGCTGCCGGACTTCCCGGTCTTTGTGCTGTTGTACCTACTGGTACGTGTACAGCATCTGTAGCACTTCCAATGTCTAATGAAACATCAGGAGAAGCATTAAGAATACCAACTCTATTAGCAGATGAATCTACTACTAAAGTATTTGAATCCCAGTTAAAGTCTCCTGTACCACCTGTTAAAGCTGTGAGTGTACCAAGACTTGTAATGTTTGGTTGAGCTGCTGTAGCTATTGTACCTGTTAAATTATTAACAATTAAGTTAGCAGCAGCATATCCTGTAGCACTAGTATTGACAGTTGTTGATGGAACAGTTTGAGTATCACAGAATAATCTAAATGTATTATCTGTAGAAGCATCGTAATATAATCCAGCATACTTTGTAGTACTAGATTCTACATACTTACCATAGAAACCAAAGTCTGTTGCGTTACCTGTGTTTTCGTCTGTTAAACCTGTAAAGTTAGAATCACTTACAACTGCACCAGTTTGAGTAGTTGTACCAGTAACAGTTAAGTTTCCAGATACTGTTAAATTATTTCCAATTGTTACGTTGCTTGGTAAACCATAAGTAACAGTACCTGAACTTTCAGATACGTCAATTTCGTTAGTAGTTCCAGCAAACGTTACAGTTCCTCCAAGAGAAACATCTGTTGCTGAACTTCCTGCTGCAACGGATATACTGGAGTTTGCAAGTTTAGAGTTTGCAATTGACCCAGCTAACATAGCATTAGTAACTACACCTGACCCAATAACTAAGTCTATAGTACCATCACCATCTTCGTATGTAGCAGCTATACCAGTTTCTGTGTTAGAACTAAACATAGCCCCAACTGTATCTTGTACAACTTCTGATAAGTCTATGTTGGCTGTACCATCAAAGGATACACCATGTATAGTTCTTGCAGTTTCTAAAGCTGTAGCTGTTGCTGCATTACCTGTAGTATCTTGGTTAAGTGTACCAACTGTTAAATCAATTGTACCGTCTGAATCTTGATAGGTAACTGTAATACCTGATTCAGTGTTGGAACTAAACATAGCTCCGATAATATCTTGTAACTCTTCAGTTGTATGTATATCACTTGTTAAAGCTATCGTACCTGCTGAAGCTGGTAAAGTTACTGTATGATTACCACTAAAAGCAGAGTGAGCAGGAGCTTGTAATCTTGCATAGTGTGCATTAGATGATTCACAATAAAAATCTATGTATGATTGTGTACCACCATTTTTAATTGATATAGCACCTTGTGATATTTGAACTCCATTTGTAGAGCCACCACCAATACCTACTGCTGTAGTAATTTCTAATGATGCTGGTAAAACAAAGTCTAATGTGTTATCAGAGTCATCATAAGTTACTGTAATGTTTGTTTCAGTGTTAGAGCTAACCATAGCTCCTACAGTATCACTAATTGTTTCTGCTAATGTTATACCACCGATAGTAATTGCATCGGCTTCTAAAGTTCCATCAATGTCTGCATCACCTGAAATGTCAAGTGTAGCTGCATCTAACTCACCACTGATAGTTATGTTTCTACCACCAGTTATATCTTTGTTTGAATCTGTAACAATAGCTTTACTTGCTATAACAGTTCCGTTAGTAATACCATCAATAAGGTTTATGTCTGCTGCACTTGCTGTTACTCCATCAAGAATGTTTAACTCTGCAGCAGTACTGGTAACACCGTCAAGGATATTAAGTTCGGCTGCTGTAGAAGTTACACCGTCTAATATATTTAATTCAGCAGCAGTGGATGTTACTCCGTCTAGTATATTTAGTTCTGCTGCAGTCGATGTAACTGTTGTACCATTGATAGCAAGTGTATCTATTTCAGCAGTACCATCAATGTATAAGTTTCTCCATTGTTGTGTAGAGCTTCCTAAGTCATAAGTATCATCATCATCTGGTATAATATGAGAATCAACATCAGCACCAAATACAACATTGTCAGTAGCTGCATCACCCATAGTGATTGTACCACCGTTAAAAGTTGTTGTACCTGTAACTGTAAGATTACCACCAACTGCTACGTTTCCAGTAGTAGTAACAGAATCTATATATGCATCTTTAAAATATAAAGAGCTTGTACCTAAGTCAACATCACTGTCTGTAACAGGTACAATAGCACCATCGGCTATGTATAACTGTTGTACAGGGTTGCTAGATACTTCTACATAAAACTCAATGTAGTTATTTGATGTATCAATTAATACTTTGTTGTTTGGAGAAGTTTCTCCTGCATCTCCAATTAATCCTATAACTGGACCTTCGGCTGTAGTGCCATCGTGTTTGTGCCCTGTTGAATTATGAAAAGCGTTTACGAGTTGATTAAATTCGTTATTAAATAACGCAGCAGTGATTGTATCACCATCTGCAAACGAACTCTGTCTAGTGTAACTTGCCATGTTTGTTTATCTCCTGCCTGAAGGTATAAAGTCTACGTAAAGACCATTAATTGTATAAGGTGCTTTTGTATCGTCACTTATAAATGTAAAATTATTACTGTGCCCACTGCCCTGTAGTGGTACTCTGATTAAAGGATTATTACCACCACCAAATACTGTTGTAGCAAAGATACCATCTCCAAAGATAGCAGGTGGATTAATAGTTCCTAAATCAAAAGGGTTAGGTGGTTGAGGTGTATCTGTATTACCATAATCAAATCTAACTTGAACATCTGGTTCTACAACACCTTCTGCACTTGCAGATACTTTTACAAAGTGTAAAGTTTTTAAAGTACCTAAATCACCATAATCATAATTAGGTGTAGCATATCTTGCTAAAATGGAAGAGCCATCAAAGTTATTACCTGTATCGTGATTATACACGTAACCTGCAGTAGAACCATGATAATACTTTTCCACACCATTTTGATTAAATGCCGAGCCAATCTCGGTAACTTCTATTCCCCTTGTTTCTCCCCACTCAAATCCGTTGGGTCTTAATGTTCCTATAATACCTCTTTGTTGGTTGCCCGACACTGAAGTATCCGTATAAAATAATCTGTATTGTGATTTCTCACGTATAACAACACTACTAATAATATAACTATTAATGTTGTTTGCAAGGTCTGTAAGTAAAGGCTGTATAGATTTACTAACTGTACCCAACTCAACGTCTCCAATCCTTGCAGTACCAGCAACTGTTCTCAGTCCATCTGGTGCTAAAAAGAGCAGGTCACCGCCTATCTCTTGAATACTGTAACCACTTAAACATCCAATGTTTTTAGCTACAGGTATAACTACCGGTGTGCCATTTATATCTTGTAACTTAAATATACTGTTTTCACAAAATATAAACAGTTCATTACGGAAGCTTTTTAATCCTACTATCTGGTCTGATAAGGTTATAGAACCTGAACCAGTACCATTAAAAGTTGTAGGGTCTAGTAATGTACTATAGTAAACTGTACTAAGATTATCTTCAACACCTGCAACAACTAAATGTTTATCGTGTATCTCACCATGTGTTGCAAACTTAGTACCTGTTACAGTTATTTCACCACTAAAGTATGTTCTACTGTTAATGTTAGAACCTGTTCCTTCCATTCTAAAGTAGTAAGGTTCGTTAGCTCCATCACAAATTATTAGTAGTCCATAGTCATAATCTGGTCCTTCAAATAAAGAAAAACTAATTTGACCTTGTGATGTTCTTGCTAATTCACTTCGACCTGTAAAGGCTGTATAGTTATCACCACTACCTGCTACAGAACTTCTACTTACATTTAACCAACTGTTACCGTCTTGGCTAAAATATATTCCAGTCCCTGCACAAGCTATAACACCATCAGCGTAAGGTATAACTCCTAGTATGTTTGTAGTACCACCTGTAACTTGTGCACTTCCAAACTTACTAAAACCATTTATACGTCTGTAACCACCTTCAATAGATACTTCAAAGTTACGAAGCTCTTGAGCTACACCGGGGCTTTTAAGTAAATCAATCGCATTGGAAGATTTAACTAAGCCACCAGAACAGGCTACTGTATAAGGTTGTGATGCTGCCATATTTTAAAAATATCTTCTATCGTCTGTCATAGTACGAGGAGTAGGATTAATCAAATTAGATTTCATACTTCTCAATGCTTTCTTATAATCATCCATAGCAAAAGCTGCTTGTTGTGGAGATTCTTTAAACTGCCAAATATAATATCTTGTTTTAGCAGTTATGACATTCGTATATTGTTCGGGGAAGACAACTGTGTCTCCGTGTGCTGTAAGCTTTGTAGGCTTATCAAATGCATAGAAGTGTATGTTATATACTTTATCAGGTATTGGACTTAAGCCAAACTTCCTTGCATCAGGTGATTTAATCACAAACTTAGGCTCACCATATGATTGTGACCCTGCATCGTCTGCGTTTTCACTGTCTCTATAATATCTTTTCCAATCAGCTAAGTTTAAAAACTTTAATCCTTTAGAGACAAAAGGAGCTGATTCACCACTAACATTAATTGTGGTTAAATAAAAATCATCCCAGTCTATCGAACCGTAATCGTCTTGAACGCTTGAGCTACTAGCTTTGAGTTCGTACCATCTAGTACCAGCTACTGTAGCTACTGTCACGTTTCCATAGAAGGGGTCAGTTGCACCACTTTCGCCTACTGCAAAAAATGGTAACTGTGGTTCTTCATTTGCTATATCAAATATAGACTTGTTGATGGCATCCTTGACAAACTGCTGAAGTCCTACAGCACTTGCAAAGTTTGCAGAAGTAAGAGGTATCTCATTGAGTTCTCTTAATACTTCGTTAGTTAAATCTAGGTATGTTGTTGCCATTATTTTTTATGAACCTTTTGAATTGGAAAGTTTGCTTCTAATGTAGCACCTTTATGCTTGACAAACTTACCTTTGTGTTTCATTAATTTAAAACCACCTTTCGGTTGTTTCATCCAGTGGTATCCTTTTGGAGCTTTAACCTTCATTACTTAGGCATACACTTAGGCATTTCTCCAGATTTATATTCTGGTTGAGTACCCTTTACATTACCACCATGTTTGTATTCACGTCTAGCATGTTTATTACCATCGTGTCCTGCTGGTCCACCGTGTTTATATCCTGTCTTCATTTTTTTCATAACTATATCCTATAAAAAGTGGAGGAGTCCGAAGACTCCCCCGAGTTTGGTATTAATCAATACCGTAGAAAGCACCTACTAATGCTTCATCTCTAAGTACTTTCGCACCATAGACATGAAGACCTCTAACGATATCACCGAAAGAACTTGGGTCTCTTAAGACTTCAGTTGAGATGATAGTTTGAGCAGTAGCAGTAGATGAAATATGTCCAGCCAAACATTTACCAGCAGCATTAGATGTTGCAGCAATGTTGTTTGATTTGTACATATCAAATCCACGTAGTTTTCCACTTGATACTAAACCATTTCTAATTGAACCTTGACCTGCGTTGAAGTCTACAGATAGCAATTTAGAAGATGATTGACCTAGAACTTCGTAGAAGTCAGGACTTGCAACAAACCAACGACCTTCTTCAGGTACGTTCTGTTCGTCTAATAGTCTTGCCATTCTAGCTAAAAGGTCTAGAGGGTCTGTTTCGCCAGACTGACCTAAGTCAGCAGCACCAGAACCGTCATATACTCCAGCACCCAAGTCTGTCGCACTGTCAGCACCTAACACATGGTTTGGTGAAGAAGCAGACAAACCAGAAAACATAGTTGCTATAACAGCAGCATCATATGAATCTTTCAATGCATATGCAGCAGAGCTAGAAGCAACTTCTTTGAAGTTAACGTGTGACATTTTAGTCTCAATATCATCTACGATGAATTTGAAAGCTTTTGCACTATCAACAACAAGAGTAGTCTCTTGGTCTGTTAGTTTGGTTGCAGTAGTATCGCTACCTCTTGTGTAATCTGACACAGAGATAACAGGTTCTTTGATAATCTTTACAGAGTCTCCATAAGCAGTAATCTCACCGGCATAGTCGGTGTTAGTAATAGCTTCTACAACCGAGGACTTTCTGAAAAAGTTTAAAACCTTTTTAGAATAAATCGAAGGTAAGAAGAAACTATTAGCCTGTCCACTTACGGAGTTTGCAAAGTTAGCATCAGTATCAGTTGAAGGTTCAAAATATTGAGCCATTTGATATTCTCCTAAGTTTGTAAATTAATAGTTATGATTTTGCAATTCTGCCTTGTTGCATGGCTTCACTTATCTCGGCTTCATACCGATCAAACTGGTCCATAGACATAGCTGCAATCTCCTTCTCTGTCCAAACTTTCTCTTGCTGTGGTTCAACTGTTGTTGTTTTAGTCGAGACCATATCAGCAGCAGACTTCTTGGACTTTTTAGAATTTGACTTCTTCGGTTCAACATCCATACCAATATCTTTCTTGAATAAATCTAAAGCTCTTGAAGCTAGATCAGCATCGTCAGCGTTGTTGTATACCCAATCTTGGATAGACTTAGGCTGTTCTTTTGCCCAACCATGAAAATCATCGCTGTTGCGAATATCTTCAAAGTCAGGATGCTTATCCATCAATCGCTTTTCAGCATCCTTACGAATCAATTCTTTTTCACGTTCTTGTAGTCTTTCAAGCTTCTCCTTTAAGTCTTTAGATTTCTCTTCAGCCTGTAAATGAGAAACAGTTTCTACAACTTCGTATACATCAGGATACTCTTCTCTAAACTTTTCAAGTTCTTCTGGAGATTTAGGAGCTACATAGTTAGGTCTGTTTTCAGCAGCCTTTTCTAATAACTCTTGTTCTCTAGACTTAAATTCGTTTAGTTTAGAGTCATAATGCTTTTTCAAGTCATCGTAACGTTTCTTGTAGTCTGGTCGCTTGTAAGGTTCGTCTTTGGGAGTCTCCTCTTGAGCCACCTGTTCTACAGGTTCATCAGCTATTGCTTCTTTCTTTTTGGCTTTTGGTTTCTCAAAAAAGAGTCCGTTAGCATCTTCAAAGTTTTCTTCAATATCTGTGTGCCATGATTTTTTCATATTGTAAGGATTGGCATTTTCCTCTTGTACTTCAGTAGTCATATTCTTCTCCTACGGGGGCTTCGTTTAACAAGGTAGCTGCTTGTGCACTGCAGGGCTTGTCTTGTAAAGGTAGCCTTTCGGTTTATAAAATGATAGGGTGCTTATGACATAAGGTAGCCCTACCGTTAAGTTTTGTTTAGCTTCTGACGTGTCTTTGGTCAGGGTCAAGCATCATTTTAGATTTAATACCTTTTGATATTTCATCTTCATCTTCGATGCCTTTTCCACCGTTATCTACTGTTTCTTTAACAACACGAACTTGTGGTTCTTTTTGTTCTTCCACAGGTAACTCTACCCTTTCTTCAGGTTCACCACCATTAGCTAAACCTTGTCTTTCATCTGCTCTAGCTTCAGCATCTTTCATCATTGACATTAAGTTGTCACTTCCGATTTCTTCTACAGCTTTTGCAGTAAAGACAAATTCTCCATCAGATAACCTTGCAGGTATACTGTCAGAGACTCCTGAACCCGGTCCTTCAACAGGACCAGACCCAGCAAATTCTTGTGCAACGTCTATGACTTTATCAAATATCATTGATAGTCTGTCGTTGTCTTGTAACATGTTCATTAGATAATCTTCTTCTTCGTTATCTAATGCTTCATCTAAAATAAAATCTAAGTATTCATCTTCCATTTCATCGTCTGGAAGCATGTCCTCTTCAGGTTCATCCATCATTGGATTGTCCATCATAGGCTCTTCATCCATTGGACCGCCTTCAGCTTTAAGCATACGTTCAACAACTTCTGGAGCTTCTTTTGCTAAAGCTTTTAATCCTTCATTAGGCATTTCTACTTCCATGCCATCTTTATATTTAATTCTTACTTTGTTGTCGTCTTGTAATAAACTCATGTTTCCTCTTTTCTATTTACTGCTTCTTTAACCTGCTCCGGGAGCTGCTCTAAGCGTACCAGAGAATTGATCTTCCCCTGCAACCGGAACATTTCCTATGATTTGTGCCATGATAGCTGCTTCTTCAGGGTCGTTTAAAACTTCATCTGGGTCTAAGTCTAAGCTATAGGCAAGTTCACTAATCAGTTTAGAAATCTTAACAAATGGAGCAACAGCAGGATTTTGTACAGTTTGTAAGAATGTAGTAAGCCTTTGACTTCGTACTTCTTTCTGCATCAAGCTATTAGTTCCAGTAGCTTTAACTTCTAAATCACCTTTGACATCTAGTGAGCCTTCAAAGAACTGCATGTTCCA